AAATAATAATGATTATGAAATTTGGTTAAATGGTGAACGAGTTGCTTATGAAACAAAAATAATTAATGATAATATACAAAACGATAATAATTTTTATATTGGTGGAAATGGTACGAACAATAATTTTTACTATGGAAAATTAGATGAAATACGAATTTATAGCAAACCATTAAACGAGAATCAAATTCAAGGATTGGGTGATAATAGTTTTGAAAACGGTTATGCTTATCAAACGGATCAAATCGGAAATATATTTTATGATATTGGTATAATATCAATTTCTGATCCAAGACCAAAATATAAAAATTTATTGTTAGGAAAAAATGGAAGATTTGATTATGAAAATTTAGAATACGGATTTGAGTCTTCTTTCAAGACAACAACGACTTTATATGAGCATGAGGTTGTTTGTAAAATACCAAGAGGTGAATTTAATAATACACAAAATCAGACTTCTATGGTAAAATACAATAAGAAATACAATGTAAAACCATTTGTAACCGGTTCTTCATTTTCACCATACATAACAAGTATTGGATTGTATAATAATAACAATGATTTGGTTGCTATTGCTAAGTTAGCAACACCACTTAAAAAAAGAAAAGATATAGATATTAATGTTATCATAAGGTTTGATATGTAAATGCGTAGAAATCAAGTTGCAATAAAACACGGATTCCGTAGTGGATTGGAAGAAAATATAAATGAATTATTGAAAGAATCCAATAAAATTTTTGGTTATGAAACAGAAAAATTACCATACATACAACCAGAAACAAAACACAAATACACTCCAGATTTTGTGATGATAAAAAGTGGTGGTAAAAAAATGTATATTGAAACAAAGGGTAGATGGGTAAAGACAGACAGACTAAAATTCGATTTACTATTTGAACAATATCCAGATATAGATATTCGTTTTGTGTTTCAAAATCCAAATGCAAAGTTATACAAAGGTAGTAAAACAACTTATGCCCAATACTGTGACAAAAAAGGTTGGTTGTGGGCAAAAAAAGAAATACCGAGAGAATGGTTAGAAATTTGCATTTAAGATATATTTATTGTAAACTATAATATTTTTTTTTAATTTAATTAGAGAGAGAGGGTGTGGGAAAAATTAAAAACTTATTAACAGAAGCTGATGCAGGACAAGTAAAATGGTCAGGCACATTAGATGTTTTCAAAGCCAAATTTGTTGGTCCAAATGGAGCAAAATTTGGTTTAGACATGGCAGCAGTGCCCATGGATTATATGTCAAAAGGTGACACGAAACTACTTGACACCTTATGGAAAGATGACACATCTTATTCCGATTTTGACGATAATGGTTATGCGTGTGTATGTTATGATTCTGAATCAAGGGGGCATGGTAATTTAGATTCATCTACTATATCAAAAGTTTCAGAAATGTTCGTAAATATTCTTGTTGATAGATTTAAATCAAAAAGAATACAATATGTATATTTTCAATCTAAAAGACCAATAACAAAAAAAATCCATGCAATTATAGTTCCTAAAATTGCATCAAAATTGGGACTTCAAGTTAAACAAATTAAAACTGGATGGGTGGTAGGAAAAGATTCATTTAAATAATAAAATGCTTGTAATTGTCACAAATATAATAAAAATTTGTGACAATTACAAACTACAATAATTTTTCTAAATTGAAGTGAGAGAAAACATATGCTGAAACTTAAAGACATATTAACAGAAGCCGTAGAAGGAGACATAAAATGGGAAACCGATCCAATGGTAGACGGCTTCAACGGCATATTTCTTGGTCCAGATGGCAAAAATTTTAGAATAAAGATTGGGAATCTCCCATTAGACTATATTACACCTGCAGACAAACAACTACTTGATACTTTATGGAAAGATAAAACATCTGAATCCAAATTTGATGATTATGGTTATGTATGTCTATGTTATGATACAAAAACAAAGGGGCGTGGAAAATTGGATTCATCTACAATATCAAAAGTTTCAAATATGTTTGTAGATATTCTTGCTGCTAAACTTAAAGCAGATAGAGTGGAATATGTATATTTTCAATCATCTAAACGTCCGGTATCAGGGCAACTCCATTCAATGATAGCTCCTAAAATTGCATCAAAAATGGGATTTCAAGTTAAACAGATTAAAAGTGGTTGGATGGTAGGAAAGGATATATTTAAATAATAAAATGCTTGTAATTGTCACAAATTTTTACTATATTTGTGACAATTATTATTTTACATAAAGTGCGTTTTATGATTAACTACGATTTATTATCACTTGTAGAAAAAGTTCTCGGTAAAGGTAGACGAACATCTGGCAACAACTATTCGTTCTTCTCACCTTTTATCAGTCACTACAAACCAAAATTAGAGATTGATTTAACAGTAAATAACAATAGGGAAAACCCATGGCATTGTTGGGTTAGCAATGCCAAAGGTAGAAGTATAATATCCCTATTCAAAAAAGTAAAAGCCGGTAAACAATACCTAGATGACCTAAATAAAATCCTCAAAACAAAAAACCTATACATTCAGAATAACAAAGAAACAAAAGAAGAATTGGTTTTACCAAAAGAATTTATCAGTCTATACAAATTTCCAACTATAAAAGATATTCAGATAAAAATGCAAATTAAACAGGCATTGAATTATTTGAAATCAAGAGGAATCGGTAGAACTGATATATTGCGCTATGGGATTGGGTATTGTCCTAACGGCAATTATTCTGGTAGAATTGTTGTTCCATCTTACGATGACAATTTCAATCTAAACTTTTTTGTTTCTCGTTCTATTTTTGAAGAAGATACATTAAAATACAAAAATCCAAAGTGGAGCAAGGATGTTATTGGTTTTGAAAGTTTCATAAATTGGGAAGAACCGATTACACTTGTTGAAGGTGTATTTGATGCCATTACTGCCAGATACAATACAATTCCACTATTTGGCAAAATAATACAACCAAAACTTATGGAAAAAATATTATTGCGTAAACCACCAAAAGTAATTGTTGCACTTGATAATGATGCCGTAAATGATTCAATAAAAATTTCATCGAAATTATTATGTGAAGGTATTGAAGTATCAATGGTTAAGATGGAACAAAAAGATATAAACGAAATGGGTTTTAAAAATTTTGTTGGTATCAAAAACGAAACAAAAACCACAGACAGTTACGATATTATTAAACAAAGGATAATATATGCTTAAAGAAATTTTACAGACAAACGGTATTTTTCAAGTAGAAAAAATAATACATATTGCAGATGTTCACATTCGTAATTACAAACGGCATGACGAATATCGTAGTGTATTTAAAAAATTATACGATTTCTGTGAACTAAAAGTTGAAGAAAATAAAAATACGATAATTTATCTTGCAGGTGATATTGTTCATTCTAAAACAGATATGACTCCTGAATTGATTGATTTGGTTACTGAATTTCTTGATACACTTTCAAGAATTGCCCCAACTGTTTTAATTGCTGGAAATCACGACTGTAATTTGAATAACAGATCTAGAATGGATGCACTTTCACCGATAGTTTCTTTTATAGATAGTGATTTAAATAATCTTTTTTATTTGAAAGAAACAGGCGTGTATACATTGAAAAATGTAGATTTTGTATTAAATTCTGTTTATGAAAAACCTGAAAACTTCATATCACCAAATGATGTTGGGGGTGATAACACAAAAATAGTATTGTTTCACGGTGCAATAGATATGGCATCTACTGACATGGGAACTTTTATGAAGAATAAAAGTTTGACTATGGAAAAATTTGATGGTTTTGATTATGGTATGTTTGGTGATATACATAAGTTTCAATATTTGGATGTAGATTGTAAATTTGCTTATGCAGGTTCTCTGATTCAACAGAATTTTGGTGAGGGATTGAATCATGGTATAATCGAATGGGATATTAAAAACGGTAAGTCAAAATTTATTGAGATAAAAAATGATTGGTCATTCCATACAATAGAAGTTGAAGACGGTAAAATAAAAAAAGATAGTTCAAATTATTCAAAAAATAATATAGTAAGAATAAAATCTATAAATACATCTAACTCTGATTTGTTTAATATAATAACGGATATTAAAACAAAAATAAATGTCATTGATATTAGAGTTCAGAGAGTGAGTAACAAACTTACATCTGCAAATACTCAAACAAAAAATATTATTGGGGATATTAGAGATATTGATTATCAAAATAAACTAATTAAGAATTTTGTAAAAACTGGTTTTAATGTTACCGATGAAATTTTGAATAAGATAGAAGAAATAAATGCAAAGATAAATGTAAAGTTAAAAGACACTGATATTGTAAGAAATGTTGTTTGGCAACCAATTAAGTTTGAGTTTGATAATATGTTTTCTTATGGTGAAGACAATGTAATTCATTTTG